AATGTGACTGTTGCACCTGACGGTAATGTTACTTTCTTAGTCATTTTGCCTCCATAGTAGTTTGCCTTCTTGTAATGATACTAGATAGGGCATTGGGGCGCGGGATCGCTGGAAGGCAATTCAGCAATCAACCTGACCGCCCCAATGCTTGGATTTATTTAGATGTAGGTTGCTGCTGCTTTCGCATTCTGCAATACCCACTTAATCATGCTGAACCCGCCTGAAGCACCAGCGTCAGTTGTATTACCCTGAGCGTCTAGGTCAATTGTGATTTCAACTAGATCTGAACCGCGCTCAATCGCAGCCGCAACGTATGCGCCCTTGGTGATTGTTGCTTGGATCTGAGTTAGTGCTGCACCTGTGCCTTGCGTCCAGTTAAGAACAATTGCTGGCTGGGTGTTAGTTAGGAAACGTGTTAGTTCTGTGTCGGCTTCCATTGCAAACTTAATCTTGCCTGTTACGTCTAACGCGCCCACAAATACTGAGTATGGGTTTTGCGTGTTAGAAATACCGTAAACAGGTGTCACTGGGCGCTTCATGTCAATGTTGCCTGACATTGCGTTAGAGACGGTTGAACCTGCAATTGAAACTGTACCTGTCCAAACTGGAGTAGGTAGAACAGTGCTGAAAGTAGGTGTTGGCGCTGAGACGGTTGATGAAGCCCAACCTGTTGCCTTTGCGTCGTACATCAATAGCCCGTCTGCGCTGAACTTCAATGAGAAATCAGTGAACTGGCAACCAGGGTAAGAACGCACTGCTGCTGCGTAAAAGTCAGTCAATGTGTAAGACAATGGCTGAGCGTCTGCTGCTGCTGCAAGTGAGTTTTTAAGTGAGATTGTGTGTGTGTAAGGTGCTGAGGCTCCTGTTGTAGCGCAAGCGCCTAGTAAACCAGTTAGCGCGTATCCAATTCCGTCTGCAAACGCGTCTGAACTAAAATCAAAAGTTGAGCGTGTGCGACCAGGAATGTAGTTGTAATTTTGAACCAAAGATCCACGCAAGCCTTTGTCGTACAGCGGATCAATAATGTCTGCTGGCTTCAGGCTGTCGGATCCCACTAGCAAATAATCTGTTGGTGCAACTACGGTTCCCTTTGTTACTTCTTTGGCGATACCAACGTAACTGCGTACGCTATTTTGTACTGTCATTTCACTCTCCTAATGTTTTGTCTGACGCGGCAGACGTGATTGGTGTTGATTTGTTTGCGCCTGCTGGTACAACATTAGGCACGTCCAAGTTTTCAGGTGCTTCAAACTCTTCGCCTGGTGCCACTACGATCGACAACGTAGGGAACACGCGTGAGTCTGTTCCTGTGTATCTGTATTTCATTTGTTCTCCCTATGCGTGGATCATTTCTGTGACTTCAAATTCTACCTCAGCATACGTTTCCGTCATGCCTTCTTCAGCCGTTGAAGGCTCACCGTAACGCGTAGTGATACGCGGTTCAGCGCCTTGCCATACCAAAGTGCCGTTCGTATCCCCAAATCGGTGATCTGAACGTAAACGTGTTTTGATTGCGTCAATAAGCGTATCAAAATCCGTCATTGCCTCTTCTGCGTTTCGTGCAAATGAGTGCTGGTAGATCTGAAGAATGATTGTGTAATCAACGCGCTTGATACCGTTGGTTGCCCCGCCAATAGCAATGCGGCTTTCGTTTTCAGACGCAATAAAGATAATTGCAGCAGCGCGCGTAGAAGATCCAGGCGTTGTATTAACATTGAAATCAATGCGCTTGGGAAATGAAGTAAAAATCTGGTTGAGGTTTTGAATTGGTTGCACAGACAAAAATGAGTAAATTGTCGCGCGTACCCCTGTGCGCCCTGCCATTAGCGAACCCTGCGGTAGAGATTTACCATGTCTAACGCCAAGCGTATGTCTGAGCCAAATCGTGAATCACCGTTGATCTCACTGCCCTGAGCGCGTGTTGTAATGCTCATGGTGTTTGACTTGTCTCCACGGATACGGATAAACGCTGTTGCAATGAGGATACAAGCCTGTTTAATCGCCATTGGGAGATTTCCTATGGTAACGCCTGCAACGTGGCTAGAAACCAGCGCTGAAGCCAAAGGAACAGTGGTAGAACCGTAGGTGTAGGTTGAAGCAACCGTCACAGTCTCCGACAATGAACCGTCGTAGATGTGCAATACCTGACCTGCCACAATTCCTGTGCCGCTGGTAACGGTCAATGAGGTAGCGCCAGCGGTAGCCGTCGCAATAAAATTATTTACGTAGCCTGAGACGTAGGTGTATTTAGTAAATAGTTGCTGACGCGGTGCAGCACCGCCAAAAGATAGTGGACCAGCGCTGGAATAGGTTGCGTTCATCTGCCCCAGCGGGATTACAATTTGTTGAGGTTCAAACCAGCACTGCGAAGGATCCGTCAATGTCTGCAAATTGTTTGGTGTGGATCCGTATTGAAATGACTCCAGCGCAATAATTGGACTGTTGTTGGGGTGCAGTGAAATGTATCCCTGAGAGGTAATACGTAGGCGTTGAGTCTCAGTGTATTTTTGCGCCACAAGGTTTTGGTTAAGGTACTCGTTCATGTACGACGACGCGCGCATAAGCACGTTAGCCAGTTCTGTGTCCTGAGCAGCCTGATTGCCGCCTGAGACTAGGTTGTTAATGTCTAGGGAAGTAGGCGCATTTTTGAATTCAGCAATGCTGACATACTGGCTTTCGTCTGTCGTGTCAGGCGTAATACCTACTGCCATTTGTTACTCCCCGTCTCTTTGCGGTTCCCCGTTTGTGTGACCGCAACGCGAACACTTGCGAAACCAAGATCCAAAACCACATTCTACGCAAGTAAATCCACGCGCGTTGTCTTTTGATGAATAAGGGTTGAGCGCTGCTTCAAAATAACCTTCACGCTTCATTGCTTTTGCTGCACTGGCGCTGTCTACGTTATAGATCCCGCCACGATCAGGCTTGTATAAACGCCCATTGACTTCTGTTTCTCTGACGCCTTTATCAGGTGCTACCAACCTTGCCATGATTGCCCTCTCTATTGTAAGTGGGGGTGCGCTCACGTGGAACGCACCCCCCTTGCCTTATCTATTCAGTTATTAAGCAGACACAATTCCTGATACTGCACCGTTCCATGCTGGAGCAGTACAGAAGAATGTGCCACGGAAGTATGTGCTGAATTCGTAAGCAAACTGAGTTACTGGCCACTGGATACCCATGTAGTCCTGTACCAAGAAGTTCGCCCAGACGTCAGATACCTCTGTGTCAGGGATTGGAAGTGTGAATGAAAGTACAGGTGATACGCCTGAGTTCAACCATGGGTGAACCATGATGTCTACTGACTTACCTGTTACTTCGTTCTGAAGTCCAGTCACGATTGAACCGTATGTGGTTCCTGAAGTTCCTGGATTGTCAATTGTTAGACGGTAGTTTGCTGTTGAACCTGACTTGATCGCGTCTGAAAGTTGCTTGCGATCGTTACCGTTCATTAGCACCATGTCTGGATCAGCCTTGACGTTCTGGTATAGGTTTGCAAATACTGTCTGGTATTCGGCACCTGGGTTAGAAGTCGAGAATGTGCTGTTGATTGCGTTGTTGTAACCTGAGTTTGCGCCAAGCACTGTTGGCAAGATGCCGTCGTAGCCTGTTGCATAAGCAGATGTGTCTGAAGCAGCGCGTGTTGCAGCAGCACCAGTTGTGGTGAGTGCAGCGTTGTTGCCTGTTAGACCCTGTGTTCCAGCGCCCTGAATTGTGAATGTACCTGTTCCTTTTAGAGTTCCCTGGTACTTCAAGTTTGCGTTACCTGTTGTTGTTCCAACGTAGATGTTGTAACCAAGTGCTCCTGCAACTGCTGTTGAAACAGTAACAGTCAAAACCTGACCTGATGTAGTTGTCTGAGATGTTTCAGTTCCTACTACAGACTCACCAAAACCGTTTACAGAAATACCAGCGTCAGTTGTGACGTTGATGTAGTAGGTGTTTGCTGCAATTGCAGTTTGACCTGTTGCTGCTGTTGGGTTTCCCTTTGTGAATGTAGGTGCTGATAGCGCTCCTGAGTAACCTGAAGCAGTACCGCGTCCCATAAGCATCATGCGCTCTTCCATAAGCATTGTTGCGTATAGAGTTGAGGTTGATGATAGTTGGCGTAGATCCTGGTATCCCAAACCTGAGAAATTAGCGTCAAATGACACTGAATCAGATAGTGAGTATGAGTTGTAAGGCAGGATTAAATCATCTGCTGCGTAGGCAATCTTTGGTCCACGCTCGTAGTTGATTGAACCAAAAGCAGTTGTTGTGCTTTCTGTGATACCTGGCCATGTGTTTCCAACTCCACCTGTACCTGTACCTGTGTAACCAGTAATGCGCTTGACACGGTGTGATGTGCCAACGCCCTTCTTACGTGGAATACGGTTACGCAAAGGTGTTGGACGTGGTGTAAGCAACTTTGCAGGTGCTTCCAAGTCAAACGCAGCAAATGATGTGCTGAGTGGAGATGTGAGTGTTACGTCTTTCTGAATGTCCTGCATTGCTAGGCGCTGTGCCGCTAATGCATTCTGAAGTCCTGCTGCTGCGTCAGGTGAAAGTGACTTGCTTGCTGCAAGCATTTCTAACTGAGCAGTTGCGTCTGGTGCTGGTGCTTGTCCTGGAACTGATGAAGAATTGCTCAATGACTTGCTGAGTTCAGCAGTGTATGAGTCCATTTTTTCAGCAGCCTCAACAGGGCTTGATCCGTCAAACAGATCTTTAGCGCGTGGCATTTCAGCCATAGTTGTGGTTCCTTTCGGTTAGGTTGGTTACTTGTTTAGAGTTTCTGAGGCTTCAGCGTAGAACTTATCCGCTAACGCCTTGTAACCCTTTGCAAGGTCTGGGTCTGTTGCTGCATTTGCTTTCGCTTTGTAGGTAGCCGCTTTGAGCACAAGTTCATTAGACGTTCCGCCTAATGGACGTGCTGTGCGCTTTGGTCCACCCGCCACTGCGAGAGATTTGGCTTGTGCTAACTCAGTCTCCAACCCCACTGCTTTCTCCTGTGCTGCCTCTTTTGCAGCAACAAGCGAAGCAATCTCTGATTTGAGTGCTTTTGTTGCGCTTTCTACCACTTGCTCTACTATGGCATTAAGATCCGCTGAATTATCTTCAGTGGAATTATCTGTTGCAACTTCTTCAGTTGCTTCTGGCAGTTCTTCAGCCACTACTTCTTCAGTGACTTCATCTGCTTCTGCTGACTTAGGTGTTTCGCTAGGCGATACCATGTCTGCTGTTGTCACGTCTACAAGTCCGTGTGTTTCTTCAGGCTTGTGGCAACCGCATTCTAAGCATTTATCCATATTGGCTGACTTAGGTGATTCAGTTGAAATGATGTGTGATTCAGCACCGTCAGCAGCAGTGTCTTGTGTGACATTCTTTTCTGAGGCTTTGTATCCGCCTTCGCACTTGCACATTTTCTCTGACTTGTTGCATTTTGCGCACAATTCAGCGTCATCAGGCGTTGCAGACATTTCAATTGACTCTTCAATCACTTCACCCTCTGCTTCTTCACCTTCATACCAAGCGTGCAAATGACCAATTGCTTCAAGTAGGTGCGCAATAGACTGGATCTCATTGCTTCCTTCTTTCATTTCGTTGGCTTCAACCTGAACTAGATTTGCCAACGCGTCACGTGCTGCTTCATATTGAACTTTGTCAAACTTCAGAATGTCGCCCACAATGGACTTCGGTACTGAGATTGTTTCTGTTGCCATTGGAGTTCCTTCTTCCGTATTTGTGTCCTCAGATTGTAATACTTCTGCCTCAATTAAGTCCTCAACTTGAACCACAGTCTCATCGCCTGACGCAGACTTAGCCAATACCAACTGGCAGTTAGGGTTTGCTGGACGATCCACAAGGCTCACCTCAACAATTTGTCCGTC